CTGTCGAAAATGGTTATTGACTATTTCACACCAGCGAGCCTTATCGCAAAAGACGGGACTCTCATCGGTGGATCCTCAGCATCCGAGCAGGAACTCCTTCTTTCCTATATCAGAGGGACGCACTCCTGGATAACAGAATCATTCGAACAGCTTCTCCAGACATACCTCGAAGGGAACGCATATCAGGGATACACAGCCCGGATCTACATTCCCAGCCCGTCAATAGACAAGAGCGAGATCTGGATGAAACAGGCTCTCGCCCTCGGTCAGCTGGTGAAGGATGGAGTAACAGTCGCAGACGAGAACGAGTTCAGGAACCTTCTGGAAATGGAGGAGAAATCACCCAAGGAGATAGCTTACCTCCGGGAGGTCTACGAGAGATACCGGCCCGTTCAGGAAACATCGGCATTCCAGCGAGCGAGACTGTCTATTGATGCTGCTGCGGTGGATCCAGTTGATCCATACTCCATCCTTCATCAGAAACAGATTAAAAAAGCCGTGAATAAGGCTCTCGACCAGGACCAGGAGAAGGAAGAAGAGGAGAACGGGAATTAAGATGGCGTCCAGGAACCTGTCTCCAGAGATCAGGAAAGACCCAGCCAGAGCGAGAAGGTTCATCGAGAAATACGAGAAGGATCTTCGGGGACTGTTCAAAAGATACTTCGACGATGCGGTAAAGGAGGTTTCAGACGCTTACGACCTCGGGCTGGCGAACCTGTCTATTCCAGGGGTTCCTCCAGAGATTATGCGAACCGTTCTGAAAGATCTGTTCATCCGGTATGGCACGGAGATCCTGGACATAGCGAAACAGAACTCCGACGCTGCGTATCATCAGGGAGTCCGGGTCGGTTCGATTAACCTGGAGAAAGCAGGGGTAAAGAATCCCGCAACCCTCATCCCTGCCGACTGGAGAGCTCTCGACTGGATAGAGAGGAGAAACTTAACCGTTCTGGAGGGAGTGACCCAGGATATAAACGACGCTATTATCAGGGAGGTCTCCCAGGGGCTCATCCAGGGAGAGTCCATCGATCAGGTCGCCGAGAGGCTGGGGAAGGTTAAAGGGCTCACTGAAGACAGGGCGTATAGAATCGCCCGATACGAGACCATGTTCTCCCTGAACCAGGGGACCATAAACCGATATTACCAGTATGGAGTCGAGAAGGTGGAATGGGTCGCCGGTTATGATGATCATACCTGCGAAGAATGTCTCGCCCTGGATGGACAAGTATTCGATATCGACAATATTCCAGACTGCCCGCTCCATGTAAATTGTAGATGCACCCTCGCCCCAGTGGTCCGAAAGGGATATACTCCCGAGTTCACGATGAAATCGGTCAGGAACGCAGGAAAAGCCTTCGAGGATTCGTTTTACGGGAGGATCCTCGCTCCTCCCTCATATCTTCATGGGTCCGGCTGTCTCTGCGTGACGTGTCAGGAGGGATAATAGACGATGAGAAAAAAGAAGGGTTTCAAATGTCTTCCAGGGTGTTCGACCTGCTGCGGCTGTCACATCTATTTCGATAAGGCTCTGGTGGAGAGGAACCGGGACAGGTTCCAGGTCGAATCCATGCTGGAGGTAACGACCCATGGGAGAGGAGTCCAGGTCTATACGGAGGATGCTTATTGCGTCTTCCTGGACAGGAGGACCAGGAGATGTTCTGTCTATTCAGAACGACCCTATACCTGCGTCACGTATGGAACCCTCCAGCCCTGTCCTTATGTCCACCCGAACGGGACCAGGAGGAGCGAGGAGGAGATCAGACGGCATAAACAGGCTGTCGAGAGATTATGCAATTACGCTGCGGAGAGGATGATAAATCATGGCACAAATTGAATTTACGACCAGGGAAAAGAAATTAATCCTTATCCTCCGGAAAGTTCGGGAGGACTGGTCATATTCAGACATCGCCCGGACCCTGAACGATATCCTTCCCGAGGATAACCAGAGGAACAGATCTGGATCAGGCGTTAAAAAATTCATTGCCAGAGAACGAGCCCAGACAGAGTAAAATCCTTTTTTATGACGTGGGACTTATTATCACGAGATTAATATATAATTGTCGATGCCTTCTGATGTTATTGCGTTCGGGGATGCAATAACCCACGCAGTCTCGGCGCACGAGACTATCCTCCAGACCCTGAACCGATGGATGGATTTCGGGGAGGGAAAGAGGCTGTTTTATGGAGTCGAGAACTTCGAGGGCACGGAACCGAACTGGGATAAAGTCCCGCTGATTTTCGCATTAAATCATCCTGACGTGGACCAGATGCGTCGGATCGAGAAAGGGGAACTTAATCAGGTTCTGAAAGAGATAAACGGCTCCCTCTGTGGAGAGATTACCTCTTCGGAAGTGGTTATGGCTGGACAGCCCAGGCTCTCCAGCAGGGTCTCCTTTTTTGATCCTTCAATGGAGGCACGATATAACCAGGGAGAGTTATCTCTCTCGACTGGGTTCTTCTGCTTCCCTGGTAACGATGGACACCTTCAGGGGAAGGTCCGTCCGAATCATGTTCTGGTCTTTAAGCAGGATGAACGGAACCAGCCTCGGGATCTCGGGGCGATGTTCCTGAATAAACAGGATGATAATATGCCGACCGATGCTGCTGTTACGCATGCTGGGAGGGTTATCTCCGAAAAGAACAAGAGCCGGTTTAAAGCAGCTGTTGAGGCTCTCCGCTCTCTCTATGCTGACTGGACAGGGGAAGGAGCAGAAAACGCAGACCTTACCTGGAAGAAGGACGAGGAAGAGGAGAAGAAGAAGAAGGAGTCCGGACCCGGAACTCCTCCAGCAGCTGCGAATAAGGAAGGCGATGGAATGGGAGATATAGCCGAAACCCTGAAGAATGAGCTCGCTACGGCGAACCAGACGATTAAGGATAAGGAATCCGCAATCGCCAATAAGGACGCCGAGATCGAGACTCTGAAGAAAGAAAAGGAAGCCCTGGTTAATCAGGTGAACCAGTTCGAGAAGGAGAAGAAGGACGCCGCATGGGCAGCCTTCAAAAACCGCCTGCTTCCAGGCTTCATTCCGAAACCGGAGGATGAACCTGCGAAGAGGGAAGAGTTCGAGAAGGATCCAGTCGGGTTCATGAACTCCGTTCTCGACCATCAGATGAAGCCTCCGACCCAGGAGGAAGGAAAGACGCACACTGGCGAAGGGGATAACACCGCTTCGACTGGTATCGGGGTCTGGAATGCGAAGACCCAGAAATGGGAGTGAGGGATAAAATATGGCTGATTCTGGATACGTCACGCCGACGCAGAACATCATCGTTCGTGGAACCTCTCCACTCCTCCACCGGAGGAACATCGGCAGCGCGACGAATATGTATCCTGGACGGATAGTAGTCCGGGAAGCTACCGACTATGATATTAAAGTCGGGGATGGAATCCTCCCGCCGCTGGGCTGGCTGGGATACGAGGATTTCAACGAAACGGAAAGACCTGCGACCATTGACACCATTGCGACGGTGGATACTGAAGGTCCGGTTCATTCTGGAGGCGGGTTCGCTATCAGAGGGACGCTCCATGCTGGGACAAAAGCCGATCAGGGCGATCTCCTCGCATCCTGGTCCGATGGACTGGTAATCCCTGCGATTCTGATCGGGGGTGTTCCTGCGATTAAGATTCCCTTCTCGAAAAATGCTACCCTGAAGGACACCGGGATCGATATCCCTGCTGGAGCATGGGTCGGGCTTCCCCAGGTCTACGTAACGACTCATCATGATTCCGGGACCATTGACATCGGGCTCGGGGCTGGAACCGAGGCAGGACACGACGCCGATGGACTGGTGGATGGTCTCTCCCTGAACACTGAAGACGGGAAGTGGGCGACCCATGATCTGGTCCATACTACCGAGGGAAGTATTACCGCCGGAGTCCTCCTGGATGAGGCTCATCTGAAGGATGCGGGGGATGCTTACGCTCCTGTTCTGACGAACAATTTCGGACATATCTGCGACGGGACCTGTGTATCCCTGGACTATACGACCTCTGATCATGCTGTCGCCGGATACTTCTACGTCCCGGTAATGTCTCCTGGAGTCCAGATCGTCGGGAAGGCAGGAGCCGCCGCTGATGCTTCTGCGGCTGCCGTGAATATTTTCGTGGAGAGTGTGTTATAATGGCAACGGCATATGAGAACGCTGCGAAATATTTCGATAAGGAACTTGTCGAACCGATTCGCCAGCAGCTCGTTGGAAGGAAACTGTTCGGAAAGGTGACAAGAGTCGATCCTGGAGTCTTCAATATCGACTATAATACCCTGACCGATATGGGAGATGCTATCGTAACCTTCGACCTTCCAGATGATACCATCGAAAAGGATTCTGTGAAGGTTGCGACCTCCAGCATGAAGATCGGGGTTATCTCGAAAGGATACAAGATCCCGAGATCCCAGTTTGACGCCTTCGCAAGACAGGGAACGCCTCTGGACACTGCGGCGATGATTTCAGCCGCCCAGAAGGTCGGAGAGAAGGAAGATGATATGCTCCTCCAGGGCTGGGCTCCTGACGGCTCGAATTATAAAATTAAGGGGCTCTATCAGACAGCAGGAAACTCCTATACGACCCAGAAAGACTTCGCCACTTTTGGCTATCCGACTGCGGCTATCTCTGGAGCTCTCGCCCTGCTCTATGAGGATGGAATCGTCGGGACCAACTTTAACCTCGTCTTGAACTATGCGCAGTATGCGGAGCTCCAGGCGAACTACGAGTATGGAACCTACGAATGGGATAAGATCATGAAAATGATCAACCCGAACCCAGGCGCAGGACAGGGACAGATCCTGATGAGTACCGATATCACGGCTGGAACTGGAATGATGACGCCCGTAGACACTGCTGGAGTCTATATGGATCTTATCGTCGGAGCAGACTATAAGAACCAGGTCGCAGTCCCGAAGTTTGATATCTCGCCTGTCGAGGGAATCACCTATACAATGGTCGTTCCGAGAATCAAGCACGATAAGGCGATTTGCACCCTGACGAAGATCTGAAGCGAGGACGGAAAATGCCTCGCTTTATCATTTTACGGGGGAAGATCGGGCGGGATGGTAATGTCCTTTACCCTGGGGACACTTTCGAAATGTCCCTGGAGGAAGCGGGAAGGTTTCCGACTGGGATGGTCGAAGAGGTTCTCCCATCCGAGGAGGAGGTTCCTCCGGAGATCCTGCTGGCTGAAGTGGAGGAGGAGGTCCAGGTCCAGTCCACGACTGGGTCTGAATACTCTGGAGTATATACTTCGCCGGAACCAGTGAAACCGAAGAAGGGGAAGAGGGCGAAGGAGTGATTGAAGATGGTCGCAACTCCCGCCATGATCGCCCAGATATCCGAGTTTTCTGTCAGCGATACCGGGAACGCCATCTTTACCACGTCCATTTTTAATACTCTCTCTCCAGTCGCCCAGGCTCTCCTCGATGAAGATAATCCAGGACTTCCGGATGCTCTCTACGATTATTGCCACGCCCTATTAATCGCACATCTCTATTCGGTTAAAAAGGGTCTGACTGGGTATCAGTCGCAGACAGCCCAGGGATACTCCGTCCAGAGGAGAGTCGGTCAGACGGCTTATATGGTGGAGTATCAGAAGACGATAAAACGCTGGGCTGCGAAGATCCGGCCTTCTGTTGGTTCTATCAGTAATGAGTATTCATCCAGGAGAGCCGATTCGAGAATGGATGGACTCCAGCTGGACGAGGCTGAAATCCCGTCCTTCTTCGAGGGGCTGTAATCATGCCGACATACCAGGAAGGAGGATATTCGCTGGAGATAGACTGGTCCAATTTCGAGAGACTTGTCGGAACGCTGGAAGGTGTTCCAGATAGAGTCTGTGAGCTGACAGCCCTGGACCTGGAGAAGTCCATTAAGAACGAGCTGGAGGATTCGAAATATACGGGACAGTTACGAGCCTCCTGGAGAGCCGACCAGAATAAAGGGGCCGAGGTTATGGGAGGTCTGTTCAATGTCGTAACCTCTCACAGAGGATCTATCGGGGCTGAATGGGTCGTCGGGTCTCCTCTCCCAAGAGCAGCATATCTTAACGATGGAACCCGCCCACACTGCCCGCCGAAAGCCCCGATTAAAAAATGGGCTGAATTTAAAGGCTTACCCTGGTTCGCTGTCTGGAAGGGTATCTGCGAGCATGGAACGAAAGCGAACCCATACATCGACAGGGCTCTGGAGAAGACGAACAGAGAAGTTCCGCACTTCATTAACCAAGCTATCGACGAGATGAAGGCGAAATTATGATCGATGCTGATATATCCCGGACCCTGGGGCGAATGGAAGGACAGATGGAAGGAATCCATCGGGAGATTAAGGAGGTTAAGCAGCTCCTGAAGGATCGGGACGCTGACTGCTCCTCCTGTAAGGAGACCATAAACTCCCGGTTTGATCTCCAGGAGAGGAGGATCGACGGGCTGGCTGATATCCAGACGGGAGAAGAGGCTGTCTCGTCCTGGTGGAACTCCAGCATTACGAGGATCGGGGTTCTCTCTGGAGTTATCCTGGGGATAATAGGGTTCGTGAAGGGGCTGATCTTCTGACTCTTCCGACCCTGGCGACAGCCCTGGACGAGATTATGGACGGGTTCCTGGATGCTCTGAAGGCCGAGAATGTTCCTGGAGGGCTCCTGTCTGAAGTGGTGACAATCGCCCGAGGAGACAGGACTGGACCCAGGGCTGACGTTCCGGCAGTCTACATTACGCCTCGTCCTATGACGGCAGTCCAGGGAACAACGACCCGGGAATGGTGGACCCTGCCGGTTCTGGCTGGGTCGATGGTCCAGAGTGATAATGACCCGGACGGGTATTACAACGCAACCGACATTGCGGCACGAGTCCGGCGAATCATGCTGAAACGGCTTAACCTGACATATACGAAAAAGCCATATTCCGGCGAGTTCACTCCTGCCGCTCCAGGGATGAGGGAGGAGGATTACTTCCGGGCGATGGCTGAAATTCGTATCCAGTTTGAAGTCGAGGAGAAAACGTGAGATTATGACTAACTACGGAATTACGGAGTATTTCAACAAAACTGCGCTCGTAGCAGCTGAAATCGCCGATACCGAGACCTTCACCGTCCTTCCTTACTGGGACGGGAAGAGGACTCGGTTCATGATGGTGAACCCTGCTCCGAATCTGACAGCATGAGGAAGGATGGAACATGACGAATTATACTTTCACCGAATACGCTACCGATGTAGCGGCTGAAACGGCGATTGAACTGCTCGAAACGACCACAAAATTCGACCTTATCGCGTATAAGGAGAAGGACGCCGCATCGAGTAAGTTCATCATGATATCGCCCGCACCGAACGCAACCGCATAGGAAGGAGGATGAAGAATGACAAAATACGCCGTTGAGAGATACACTGTCGCCCAGTTTAAGGCTCTCACTGTTGATGCGGAAACGACGACCTTTCTGGCGGTCCCGTATCGGAAGGGCTGTGCGTCGATGGTGTTATATATCACGCCAGATCCCAGGAACGCCGCATGAACACCTTAAAGGAGGTTAAGAAATGACTGCGCCCGACATTTTCAGATACGCAAGATTCGGGGCCGAGACCACATTTCACACCGTAGCGAACGCCACTTTCGGAATCGAGACCACAAGTAACGGTCTCGACTCTCCTGAAAACCAGGAGATCATTATCGACTCCGGCTGTGGACGTGGACCCAGGACGAAAGTTCCAGGGTATTATACCTGTCAGGGACCGATTGAGTATTATCCAGACATCGAGACTATCGGCTGGTTCTGGAGATGGTTCCTCACTGGGTATCAATATACGGCTGGAGATGGAACTCCGGACCCGAATCTTCATGAAATCTATGGAACCAGTTCTGGAGCCCTGAAATCCGTCACTGTGCGAGAAGGACGGGATAACTGGGAACAGATCTTCGCCGGTGGAATGCTGAACACCATTGATCTTCGGGTGGACACTTCCGCACAGCTCGGTTCCTGCTCCCTGGGCTGGATTACCGGGAAAGATACTCCAGGGGCTATCTGCGCTGAAACCGACCTGAACCTTCCCTCGGATAGTCTTCCCCTGGGCTTCGCCGAATCCCAGGTATGGATCGATGAGGAAGAGAACTCGGCTTTAATGAAGTCGATGGTAATTTCAGGAACCAATAACATCGCAGCCGAATCAGCCCAGCGATTTAATTCTCTCTTCCCGCAGGGAGGCTTCCTCCCTGGAAAGCGTGGGATAAACTTCGCTCTCCGGGTCGTCTTCGAGGACAGGACGCATAAAAATATCTTCTGGGGTTCTGATGCTGGACCGGCGACGACTGGGTCTCTGGAAGTCCCGATCTCCTTCAAGCTCTCGGACCCTGATGGATACCGCTCGATCCTGTTCTGTGCGCCCAGGACGCTTATCAGGAGCGTGAAGAGTGCGACCAGGGGAAGCGATCCACTTGTCCAGGATATCGCCGGAACCGCACTTATAGCGAATAATGTCGCTCTGGCTGACGAATCGCTCGTAAATACCGAGCTTCTCGTCACTCTGAATAACTATCAGGCGACGATGATTTGAGGGTCCACAGATGGAGATCATAACGAAAGAGCAGCTCCTCCAGGGGAAGGAATATCGGGAGACTCTGGAGGTCGAGATCCAGCCTGGAGTTATGGGGGCGGTGAAGATCCGTCCCCTGACTTATAGGGAATGGGTTATCCTTTCATCCAAGAGGATCCAGGACATTGAATCCAGAGGAGCCGTTAAAAAGACAGGACGGCGAGGGGAAGAGGTAAAACTCGACCTTTCTGCTATCCAGGGGAACACGTTTAAGGCGAAATGTGAACTGGTCTCCCTGGCAATGGTGGATCCCGTCGTGACTCCTGAAGAAGCCGGTCAGATGTGGAAACCCGCCCTCGATAAAATCAATGACCGTATCAGGCAGATCACGGGAATTGATGAAGAGGGAAAGGAGGAGATCGCCTCCTTTCGTGATGGAAAGCGAGGAGGGGATGAGCCTCGCAGAAGTGGCGATGAGTTATCCTCTGGCTGATTCATTCCACGAATTAACGCCGGGACAGGTAATCTTCCTCCAGGTCGCCAGCGTAAGGAGGAGAGGGGTTCAGAATGGGCGATAATATAGTCGAGATTATAATACGGGCTATCGATCAGGCGTCTGGAGTAATTGACAAGATCGGGAAGTCTGGAGGAGATCTCGAACATAAACTGGTCGCTAATTGGAAAGCTATCGGAGTAGCCGCCGCAGCTGCTGGAGCAGGTATCGAACTCCTGGCGAGAAAGAATAATGAACTTTTGAAGGAGACCCAGCAGATCTCGATAGCGACTGGACTCTCTTCAAAAGAGATTAACCAGCTCGCCAGAGATGTCGCCGGGGCTGGAGATACTATCGGCGAGACCCTGGACCTTATCAAGCTGGCAGGAAAGGAAGGGCTTCAGTCTGGGGAAGCCATTAAAAAATACGCCGAATACTGGGATATGGTCGGCGATGCTTCAGGGGAAGTCGCAGGAGATCTCGCTGACGCCTCATCAGGGCTCCGACTATTCGGGATCGAGGCTGATAATGTCAGTGATTCAGCAGACGCTTTCGGGCATATCCTGAACAATACGAAGACCAGCCTCTCCGATTTCCTGGGGATTCTGTCAAAAGCCGGACCCTCTGTCAGCCGGTTCGATATTGACATAAACCAGATGGCTATTATCGTAGACGAACTGGAAGAAGTCGGATTTACGGGAAAGAAAGCCATATCTGCGATAAATGACGCTGCCGCAGGTGCGAGAAACCTCCCGGAGTTCATTGCTAACCTGGAGAGGCTCACTGGAGCCGAGATCAACCTTAACCAGTCCCTCGATGGTTCAGCCGAGAAGCTTTACGCCCAAGCTGAAGCAGTAGACGCGAACCTGACTCCCGTCCAGAAATTAACGGCAGCATGGAACGAATTTGCGTATCAAAACGCCGAGACCATTAAAACTATGTCGTCCCTGGTTCCTGCTCTCGCCTCGCTCGGTCCAGCCTTAAAGAGCCTGAAAGAAGTCCAGGGATTATTAAAGGATGTAAATATCGCTTCGAAACTGTCGGGACTTTCTCTGGCAGGAATGGGAACCTCGGCTCTCGGACTAGTTGGAACTCTTGGGCTGTTAGGAGTCGCCCTCGCTCCCATTCTGGCAATAATGATCGCCACAGACTATCAGGAACAGAAGAACGCCGAGACCATACAGAAACTCACTGAAGTCGAAAAAGAGCAGCTCTATACGATGGGAGAGATGTCCCGTGGAGTCACTGATCTCGGGGGAAACTATTCCGAGTTCGGAACTCTGATGGTAGACACGAACGAGCAGATTCTCGAATCATATGATGAGTTCGGAAATGTTCAGAGGGAAACCGGCGAACAGATTCTCGAATTATATGATGAGTTCGGGCGAGTCATTCCTGAAAACGCCGAGAAGGTCAAGCAAGCATATACAGAGTTCGGGACTCCGATTGAACAGGTCGCAGAGGACGTAGAAACCTCGGTAAGCCGTCAGAAACAGGCGTTCGATGAACTGGTCCAGGCTCTCCAGGCGGCAGGAGTATCCACCCAGCAAGCGGTGGAGATTGCATCCGCAGCATTCCCACAAATAGCGACGAGCGCGGAAGGGATGAGCGGGAGAACCGCAGCCGCATTAAAGGCCGTTGAATCCGCTCTGAATGATGGAGTTATCACTGCCGGTCAAGCGGAAGCGATGTATAAAGCGATCTTCGAGAATATCGGGAACGCTGCCGGAAATATGGCGGCTAAAATCCAGGAGTTCGTCCGGGATACAAAAGGAGCATGGCAGGGGCTCCAGGAGATTTATACCATCCAGGGGAAGAATGCTGGAGAAGGAGTTTATTACTGGTGGAATGAGAAGACCGGAATCTGGGAACAGATGGTCCCTGCCGATGATGGGCAGGGGTATGTTCCATTCGGTTCTGATGTTGGTAAAAATGGGGGTTCAGGAGGATATACCCCAACAGGGGGTGTCTTCACCGAACAGGAATGGCGTGACATGGACGCCAACGAACGGGCATCAATAACGAACAGTGATGCAATATACCAGGTGGGAGACCAGACGTTTTATCACGGGTATTCCACCGACACGATGGAGGATAAATACACCAGTTGGGTGGAGGGGACGGGGTATAGTTCCGGCTCGGAGGGGGCAACCGGAGGAGCAGGAGGAAAAGGATCTACCGGAGGAGGATCCTCTCCCTCTGGATATTCAGAAACCGGATGGACTCCATATGATCCGAATGAGAATGCTCCTGATGGTATGACCTGGGTGGATGACGGGGAAGGCGGTTATTATTCATACGCAGCCGGGGGCGGGCGGATCAAGAAAGGAGGGAAGGTAACCGTCGGAGAGGAAGGTCCGGAAGTATATCAGAAACCGGATGGAACCTTCATCCTCGTCGGAAAAGATGGGAAGGAAGAGATCGTCGTCGAGGAAGGCGGCAAGATCCTTCCGCTGCTCCCTGGGAAATCCTGGCAAGCATTCGAAGAGAAGAGCAGGTCGGGAACCGGGGAAGGTTCCGCACAGATGGACCCTCTTATGGAATCAATCGACGTCCATCAGAAGATGCGAGACTCTATATCAGAGGAGACCGAGACCGCTCGGACCAGACTCGATTCCATAGATGAACTGATCGAAGCGACCCTGAAACAGCATAAACAGAACGCCGATCTGACAGGCTCATTATTCGGATCCTCTGATGCTACGAAGGCGCACGGCTCATCCCTGATGGATTTAATCCGGAAGTACCAGGAGACTGATGGAGCAGTCGGGGATTCGCAGAAGAACCTCGATCACTGGAACACATCAGTCGTCGGGAACACCGAGAAGATGTCGAAGGAGACCCTGGGCTCTGTGGAGGGGATGAGCTCTGGCGTCAGGGCTGGAGCTGGCAGGACGACCAGGGATATCTCGGAGACCTGGAACCAGATCGGGAAAGACTCTGAAGAGGGGACGGCAGGGCTCGGGAATGACTGGAAGTCCTTCCTCCAGTCAGCCCGGAGAGATCTCCAGACCGAGGTCCAGGCGTGTTCTGGACCAGGATGCGGGTTCACTGGTGGAGGGACTGGAGATGGAACAGGGACTGGACTCGAACCTGTCTACGACCTGGAGGAACTCTGGCGTCGGCGTGGACTTCCCAGGGCGGCCCGTGGTGCAAAGATTGTCGGGGCTGGAGATATCCTGGTCGGGGAAGAACGTCCAGAAGTGGTCCGGCTTCCCCAGGGAGCCTCCGTCCATCCATTATCCGAATATGATGGAGGGTTCGGGGGACGTGCTGGGAATGTCTACCAGATCACGATTAATACCCAGGGTGTTATCGGTGACAAATCAACGGCGAGACAGTTCGCCAGATGGATTATGGAAGCCCTGGACTTCGAGACTATTCGAAGGGGGACGGTGGCATAATGGCGTTCCTTCTTTCCGGTCAAACCATCCAGGATCCAGCCGATTTCATACCGACTGATATTATCATCGGGGAACAGGATACGGCTTCGGACGGGTCTCTGAAAACGGACGTAATCGCCGTTAAAACGGAGTGGACCCTCTCCTGGTCGCATCTCCTCTCGGCTGAATATGCCGTTATAAGAACCCTGTTCCGAGCCCGCAATGAAGTGACATTCCAGTATCCGGATGATAACAACGTCCAGACTTCAGCCCAGGTAATCATAATGGCACTGACTCCAGGACGGCGAAAAATGAATACTTATTACGAGGGTGTTAAGATGGTCCTCCGGGAGGTTTGAGAATGGCAGGAGACGCAATGGATGTTCCGATGTTCATGACGATAAAACTGGAGAAATTCGACGGAGACCCTCCTCGGTTTCGTCCAGGGGATAAGATTCCTCTCTGGGAGAGGGCGAAGGCGTTCTTTACTGGGGAAGTCCTGGTAAAGGAACCAGTGGAGATAATCGAGCGAACGTATTGCCTCACGGAAGATGAGGCGAAACAGTGGGAGGAATTAAAAAATGGGACTACTTAATGCGGGGAGGAACTTCCTCGCCCAGGTTATGATTAATGATTCGAGCCCGACCTTTTTCGATAATGCTCATGCTTATCTATGCGTCGGGGACGGGAACACAGCATACAACGCAGAACAGACGGATCTCCAGGCGGAGACGAATAAGCTGCGAAAGGGGATGGATGCTTCATATCCGACCAGGAGTAACAATGCGAACACCTTCCGAAGCACTTTCGAAACAGGTGACGCAAATTACGAATGGATAGAATGGGGCGTGGCGAATGCTTCATCTGGAGGCGTTCTGTTCAATCGGAAGGTCGAGAGCCCGTCCCTGGGGACGAAGACTAACGCCCAGTCCTGGGTCTTAACCGCAACCCTGACGCTCGGTATCGGCTCCTGATTAATCCCATTTTTCAGGAGCCTTTATCGTGGCGTGGTTAAGTGGATACTCGGCGAGAAAGGAACTTACGATAAGCAGCGAGGACACCCTTTCCAATTATCAAAAAAAGGTAACGCTCCATGCTCATTCAGGGACTGATACTGAAGGAGCCGACCCTGTAATTCATGTTCCCGACTGTCAGGCTGATTTCGACGATATAAGGTTCACCGGCTCCGATGGAACTACCCTCCTGGATTATTGGATCGAATCTATCTCGGGAGAGGTTGCGACCATCTGGGTCGAGATGAGCCTTGCGGAAGGAGATACGACGGTTTATCTTTACTGGGGGAACGCGGCAGCGACAGCGGTAAGTGACGGCGACGCGACGTTCCCGTTCTTCGATGATTTCCCTGGTTCCG